GATAGCATAGAACTACGTACTTTGTCTATGTACCCACTGTTACGTAATTCTTTGAACACAAGATTTTCAAAACCATACTCACCATATTGATCTAGTGATGATGCTCTTGCCATCCTCAATTTATTTACAATCGACTTCAATGCTTCTGGTTTCTCTGATTTTATTAGTGTGTCTATCTTATTCTTAAGGTTATTTGTTTTCTTTTCTAGTTCATTCTCATCAAAGTCATCCTCAAACTTTGTTGGTTCCTGTATCCAATATCCTTTCAATACACTGTATACACCTTGACACTTCTTACGTGTTATACCAGGTCTTTCAATATATGGTTCTACTGGAACACCATATATCTTTACATCATGAGTCAATTCCCATAATGTTTTCTTATCCATGTAGTAGTCATCAAGAAATAAAGGATCGCACTTTGGAATATAATTTGTATCTACGACTAAATGCACATCAATATCAGAATATTTTGTGTAGTTATACCCTGCATTACCACCTAACATAAGTACGTCAACGATTGCTCTGTCATTTAGGTCAACGTAATCAGAGAATGCTTTGGCAAAGTTCATAATAGATCTACGAACCTGAGGTCTCAACGTACCACCTATCCAAAACTTATCATTTAGTTCATCCCTAAAACGCAAAGTCAGACCTGCGGTTTCCCGTAGATCTGACGCTTTTATATGATGCAAGACTTTCTTGTACACTCAATACTACCCTGTTGTAGTATTATTTAGAGCCAGTCTTTTCGTTGATGTGCTTCTGGAATTAGTTTTTGAATGTCTATCAATACTAAACCGTCTTCAAATCTAACAGACTTGACTTCTAATTCATTTGGCATAGACCAAGTGCGTTTGAATGCACGTTGTGCTAATCCTTTATGAACGTAGTCTTGCTCTACTCCGTCTGGTTTCTTTCCTTCAATAACAAGTCTACCTTCCTCAGTATAGACTTTGATGTTATCTTTTTTGAATCCTGCTAATGCTACCTCTACCCTGTACTCATTATTAGATACTTTGATAGTATTATAAGGTGGGTAATTTGTGTTTGCAAAGTGCTGATCGAATTCGTGATACCAATCATCAAACCCTATCATATTTTTTTGTATCTTTTCAAGATACTTCTGTGTTTCTGGCACAGTAAACGTTATTGCTCCGTTTCCGAACATGGTGACCTCCTTGAGCGTCTAATTGTATGTCCCCGTAGGCGACACTACTAATTATATGATCAGACATAAGAAAAGGGGTCGTGGAAACCCCCTTTCTTAGTTGTGTATATCCGTAAGTCCACCCCTCGATGGTGACTTTTTTATTTAGGAATTACTTTTGTCTTGCCTATATTATATTTGGTTTCCAACTCCCATTCCTTTTTATTCTTGAATGAAATGACTTTAATTTGATTCAGTGATGACATATTTTCTATAGTATCTAAACCAGCAGCAGATATCTCTACTAAACCCCAATCTACAAGTAATTTGATTATTCTATTACGTCTTTGTACATCATTCTCTGTCAAGTTAGCATGTTTACCATCCAAAGCAAACAGTTCCTTGAAGTGTACTATGTAATACCTACCTTGTTTATGCAATATATGGCATGATTGGTATAATTTTTTTTCTTTTCTTGATGCCACTCCAATTCTGGTCAGAGTCTCACGAACCTTCAAGAAATCATCAGGTTCTTTGAGAACTATCTCAACCATTTTATCAGGAGACCAAGCAAATTCGTTTTCAAAAGTCATTTCAATCCTCCGGTATTCAACCGTCGTGTAATAATGTTGAGTTGGTCTTCGGTAAGTAGAGGTAGAACTTGTCTTGCTTTATCATCACTGTACCCATAGTATTCCTTCACAATACTTAGGTTAGACAGTTCGTTTTTTCTCATCCAAGGAGAAAATCTCTTCTTTTTCCTCAAAGTATATAGTAAAAAGTCGTATTGTAACTTGTTATCTAGATGATTGTTGATGTTCATCTCGTTTGCAAACATCAAGGTGTCTATTTGACCAGACATGCACCTGTTCACAATATATGAAGGATATTTTGTTTCAATTGTAGAGTCATTATCAACAAGATTGGTCTTAGTCTCATTGATAGACTTCAACCAGTCTTTTAGTTCCATTTTTTTCGCCTAATAATAATTCTATCATTCTCGTAGTCAGGAACAAACTCAATAGGATCATCATTTTTCCAACACAATTCAGAATATAATGAGTTTAGTGTTCCCATATCATCCCATAAATCAGAAACTCTATCAGACACCAGTTGCTCCATAAAAACTTATTATAACATATATTTACCTATTGAATATCCTTTGTTTGAGTTCCAACGTCCATTTGTCATAGTATTTTGACTTCATCAAGTCCTTTCTTGCTTCCTCTAACTCCTTTCTTTCTTGCACTAACAATAAAACCTTACCACTATTCATAATATTACCATCAATATTCTCCTCTAAGTCAGGATGATCCTCTAAGAACACAAAATCAGGGTACATTATACCCAATTTCATAACTAACCACTGTAGATATGATGCACCATGATCCTCCATGACAAATATAACCACCTCCTTCTCCCATGGTTGCATCATATACTCTATAACTGTAAGTATATTCTTGTATTCTACTATCTCTATCTTCCTTCTTTGAAATGCCGACTTAGCAAACGGACATGGTGGCATACCATCAAAGGATTTGTTAGGTTTTTGTAAAAAATCAAACCAATCTTGGAGTAAATCCTTCATGCTATAAGATCTGAAACGTAATTTCTATCAGGGAAGTAGTCTTTTTGCTCTCCTTCACGATGTAAGTCTGAGGTTACGCAATGTAGACCTCCATCCCAGAAGTATCTATGTCTGAAATTTATAATATGTGGAGTGACACCATGTTTCTCAAAATATTTGAATACTTTCTCGTTATATCCATTGCATATAATATTATTTTCATCTATGACTAGCATATTTACATCAAAAACTGACTCCTCAACGTATATTTGCCAGTGTGACAACCAACTATCCATATATTCTATCAAGTCATCATTGTCTTCCTCGCCAGCAACGAAATATTTTCCTTTATTTTTCTCTTTCATCTTAAGAAAACCATCTACTTTGTCCCAAGACTCCCCTGTTATACTACATATGTCCCAGTCAGGGAATAATTTACTGCAATCTTCGGTGTCTTTTAGTGAAACTACAAGACCTGGTTTGACTACACATGTACTACCATCACTATGTCCTGTGTTAGCGAGGTAATTTATACGATAATCAGGGAATAGTCTTCTTAGTTTCTCATCAAAACTCTTTTGATTGAGTTTATTGATAACATGACAGAAACTAAAATACAAATCTTTACCGATTCTGAACATAGTAGCAGAGTTTATGTACTGATCATACATGATTGGTACATTATTATCCTTCAACCACTTCTCTATCGTAGCATAAGGATAAAATTCACCAGAGTTAGGACACTTGTTAGCTGAACCTATCTGCATGGTCTCTGCTTTTATTATCTCATCTCTTATCTTATCAAAATCTATACCTGTTAAGACTTTAGTACCATGATGAAATTTTTTTTGAGTACGAAACTTGAATAATGACATAGATGTAGACAAATTTTTTTGAGGTTCTAGCATGTCTTCTAACATCTTTGCCATAAGTTTCTCACGATAAGTCAAGTCTGACATCTGTGAAGTGCATAGTCTATCAAATACGTTTCTTACGTCAATATTCTCCCCATAGTTTCTTGATGGCATAAAGAATGTACCACCTATCATGGCAGTATAATCTCTTGGCACCATAGGAGGATACTTTGTCACATGACCTTCCCCTAAAGGTTGTGGTATCTTATCATTTACATATACTTCTGGATCATCACTTATATCTGTTCTCAAAACAGTGACATCAAACTCTTCTAATTTGCTTATTAGTTTCTGATAATCTTCTTCAGTCTCGATTGCAATCTTCTCCATTGCATTACGAACTTTACTATTTTTTATCCTAGAAAAAAAATGTGGTGGGTAACATCTACCTACCGCACATACTTTCAGTGGATCCCAGTGTTGATGAACACTAATCTCGTTGTCGCCAGTCATCCGATCTTTCTTGATGAAACCATTCTACTACATCTTCTGGTTTAAAGAAACCCCTACGGTGATTACTTGAATCGGGGTCTCCAATATTCAAGTTATTCAGAAAAGACTCGTCAGGATTAGTTGCCATCCTACGAGCCTTGTTTAGTATACCTCTAGCAGAGGTGTTTGCTTTCGCTAATTTTTGTACCCATATCATATCGCTCATACTTACCTCGGTACCCGAAGCGATATCTTTACAGATTGATTCTAACCTCTTCCTATAATTTGTAGATAACATTTACTAATCAATAGTATAAGTGTATACTATCTAGTAGTTTGACAACAACAGTTCCTTTCTATGTTTTTGATTATTCATATACTCACCGACAGATCTCATAGTATACGTCAAATCAAATTCTGATGCTGTCCAATTTAAGAATCTACTTTTTATAACCTGTGTAGTATTATAACTGACTAAGCAATCTTGTTTTGATATATCACATGAAGTAAAAAATTCATCATGATCAAATCCTTTATGCATTGCACCCTTCTTACCATAAAGGTTAGAACCTATCTCATATGGTGGATCTAGATAACAGAATGCATTGTCACCATCTAGCAACTCTTCGTAAGGTAGATTTGTTATCTTCCACTTACTTATAAGTAATCCGTAATAGGGCATTTTTTCGATACCTCGCATAGAAAAGTTGGAATCTGAGGCTTGTGCGGAGAACGAAGACGATTCAGTAAGCCCACTGAAGCTACACTTATTAATAATATAGAAATAAACAGCCTTGTCGGGGAGATCGGTGGTCTCATCGTTCAACTTCTCCTTCGCATCAAGGAATAGATCTTTTGCTGATGAGGGATCAGGGTTCTCTCTCTTGAGTTGTTGTAGTTGGTTGTAAACATAATCATTATTATCACGAAGTTGTACCCAAAAATTATATAAGGGGAAGTATAAATCGTTTACCCATATAGGTAGGTTATGATTCTTTTTTGTAATGTGACATGCAACACTACCACCACCCAAAAAAGGTTCACGATACTCTTTTATACTGTAAGGGAATCTTGAATATATCTTGTCTACTGCTCTTGATTTACCGCCAGGATATCTTAGAGGAGTTTTCAAAGTATTCATGGAGTTCTTTTTTAGGTTGCCAACCCAATAATGTTTTTGCTTTGGTATTGTCTGCAAGAGTAATTCTCGCTTCACCAGGTCTATCTGGTATTTGTATACTATTATAAGGGTTATTGACTAATTTTGCAATATCATTTACAGAATGATTTTTACCTGTTCCAATATTGAATACTCCATTATGATTTGTTTGCATTGCACACATGTTTGCCTCTACTACATCTGATACATGTGTAAAATCTCTTCTCTGTTCACCATCACCAACTATGGTACATGGTTTTCTTGCTTTTTTCTGCTCCTCGAACAAACCAATCACGGGTGCGTAATGACCCTTCAGTGGTTGACGAAGACCGTAGACATTGAAGTACCTCAAGGTCACGGTTGAGAGTCCGTGCAATTTTTGATACATCTGACATAAAATTTCTGCTCCAACTTTAGATGCTGAGTATGGGTTTAGACAATCAGTAGGCATATCCTCTCTTAGAGGAGGTATGTTTGCCAAACCATATGAAGATGATGTGGAAGAGTTTATAAATCTTTTTACTCCTGCTTCCACAGAACATTTCAGAAGATTGTTAGTGCCAACATAATTGACATCTATACAAGCGTCTGGATTTTTCATAGCAATTTGTATTCTACTAAATGCTGCTAAATGAAAAACACAATCCACACCATCAAAGAGTGGTCTTATCTTATCATAATCTCTTATATCTACCTTATGATTATTTGCTGAAGCATACCAGTGAAACTCATCATTACTGATTGCTGATTCATTGTCCACAACAACAACTTCAACATTATCTTTAAGTAGTCTTTCAACGATGTGAGATCCTATGAATCCCGCACCGCCTGTAACTAAACACTTCATATTATTCTGATTTATTATTTTGACTTTTGGCACTGCTTCTTTTCCTAGTTTTTCTTTTTGGTGCCTTTTCTTGTTTCGCTAAATCTGCTAATTGGTCTTTAGTCATTCCTTTACCAATCAACCAAAACGATGCTACAATCGCTGACACAAGAAAGGTCACGATACCTACTATACCAACATGTTGAATCATTGTTCTCCCTTCTGGAAGGGGTTCTGGGATACAATATGGTATTTCAACGATAGCATTTTCTATCTTGGCAGTACCTTTCATAATAATTTTGCTTTGTACATACTAATTATACATTATTTAAACTCACATTGCACCATGAGTTCAGTCATCGCTGCGAGCATGTTGATTTCCTGATCGGCAGAAAATGCTGATTGATATTGATACTTTGCAATAATGAGAACCGCTTCTGGAATAGAGGACGGTTTCATATGTTCGTATATTGAGTCGTATACTGATCTCAGTATAGAGTTAGGATCGTTGTCTAGATTTTGTACTACCCATTTTCTTACATTTTGAAACTCTTTCTTGGATAAGAATCCTACCAACTCGTTTGTATTTGTTGGAGACAAAGCAGTAAGTACTTCACTACCAATCTCACCACTTGTAGAATATCTTTGACATTCATTTAGAACTCTTCTCCAGTCTGGAAAATGTTTGTTGATGAGTCCTACTAAAACTTTAGGTTCTGCTTTTACCCTTTCTTCTGTCAATATTGTCTGTAATCTCTTGAAGAATTTTGCTGCCAGTTCTTGCCTTTCTTTACCTCTAATTCCGAACTCGACCACCGAGCATCTGCTGTGGAGAGGTTCGATAATCTTGTTCTTGTAATTACATGTGAAGATGAAGCGACAGTTGTTATAAAACGCTTCAATATTTGCCCTAAGAAGGAGTTGGACATCGTGTGTAGTATTGTCTGCTTCATCTATTATGATAACTTTATGTTTGCCTGTGCTAGTCAAAGAAACAGTAGAAGCAAAACTTTTTGCTTGGTTTCTTACAGTATCTAGAAATCTTCCTTCGTCAGAACCATTAATTACATAGTAATCAACACCTAATTCATTACATAATGCCTTGGCAACAGTAGTTTTACCTACACCTGGTGGACCTGCAAGTAATAGGTTAGGTAATTCACCAGACTTTACAAACTCAGAAAAGGTTTTCTTTGTTGTGTCTGGTAAAATACATTCTTCAATTGTCTTGGGACGATACTTTTCTACCCATAGAAATTCATTCGTCATCGAGTTGTTTGATTTTGAAGAGGTTTGATTTACGATACTTTTTTATCTTCTTGTACTCCTTTACAATTTTTTTTATCTCATCTTTGTTTACCTTCAGTTCCGGTTTAGGTTCTTCTGGTATAACACATTCTTGATATTCATCAACACATGCGTCTTTACACTCCTTATCCTCTGTATCACATTCAGTAACACAGTCCATCAGATCGTCAGTACAATCTTTTTCTTCGTTCACTTTTTCTCCTCCCAGAGATATACGAGATAGAGTCCTAGTATAACCCAGAACGCTATCTCTAGTCCATAATTATTCATCGAACTTAGAATCAGGTTCTAATGCGATAAAGTATGTAAGTTTATATGAACTACTATAGAACTTAGCAAGATTCTTCTTAGAAATTTGAACAGTATATCCACCAATAAGTGTCTTAATATTTTCTATCTTGAAGTTGAATGAGAAAGTATGTTCAGTCTTTCCAACTGTAAGATTATAGACATTTGATGTATCGTTTTTACGATCAGATACTATTACTTCTACAGTATTACCATTACCTACTACAGATAGGTCTGGTAGTTGCATGATAGATGATGCTTTGAGTAGACTCTTTAAGTCTTGTTCTGATAAGTTGAACTCCACATCTGTACTAGGAAGTTCCATCTTCTTTTCTGGTGGTGCCACAATGACACTAGGATCACAGAAAAAGAACTTTGTCAAATGATTTGCTGTTCCTTTGATTATTGCATGTGACTGGTTGGTAGACACATCAATAGATGGTGTGGCAGTTAGTGACAACGTGTTCAAGAACTGTGGTAGATCATAGATTGCAAATTCACGTGGTATGTACTCATCAATCTCTGCTTCTGCCAAAACATTTTTCATGACTGACATTGTTCTCAATGTATTTCCTTCTTTGAAATGCAAGGACTGATTGATTGATGTGAAGTTTTGCAGTATCTTCGTCGTCTTGTCAGATAATCTCATAGGTTCCCTGAGTTTCATAATATTTGTGTATCGTACCTAGCATAACACTATGCTTGGATTATGTCAATCGCCTCTTCCCAATCTTCTTTTTTCTCAAACCTATACGAAAAAGAAAACCTGCGACACTCTGTCCTAGCACAGTGCCACATTTGGTCTTCTACATGCTCACCAAAATACCCTACCTTACAACTCCAACCCTTTCCATCCTTTATAGTATCCATTCTATTACCTTTAGCAAATCTGAAAAACCCTTCTCCATCTTCTGACCAGTTGAACAATATTATATGACCTGGCACCTTATAGTTAGTATGCCAACCTACAAATCCTGTAGGAGGATAGTATCCCACAACAGGTGTGTCAATACACTTAGGAAATTTTCTTTTTAGTATGTCGTGATCAAACTTCTTTCTTGGTGTCACATCTTCCTGATCATTGAATACCAGATACTTACTTGGTAAGTCAAGTCTTTGATTATTTTCTATCAACATTTTTAAAAATGTGATGCTAGTAAAAAAGATGGGATCCGCATTGTAATCATACGAATTATCCCATCTTTCATTTTTTATAAATCTTTTTTCTACAACATCTAAGAAGTTGTGGAAGTTATTGTTTATCTCTATCTTTCTCATGAGAACATGATAGCATGATTATGTCAATCTTGCTAGTCTCTCGTTATCAATTGCTATTTCTTGTATTTGTTGTACGACTGTTTCTTTTTGGATTGGTGCTACGTCATTTAGTCCGTTAGCATCAAACCATGGTGCTGTTTCCCAATCGAAACCTTCACCAAATGTATTGTCTGCGTTTGCAACATACCAATGGCATGCTGAGTCTGGAA